TGGCGGCGGTGAGAGCATTGAGCAAGAAGGGTGGAAAGATTGGGTAGCAGGAGCAACATTAGGTGCTGCTGCGTTAGGTGCTAATGCTGCCAACTATGCAGAGCAACCTGTTGAGAAAGGCGATACAGTGTATTCTATTGCTAGACAAAATGCTACTACTCCAGAAGTGCTGTATAAGCTGAACAAATTTAATCGAGATACTAAATTAAAATTAGGGCAAATGGTTAAAGTTCCTGATACAGCCAGCGATGAAAAACCTGAAGTAAAAAAATCTACGGCTAATACTGCTGGTAAAATTAAAACAATTACAGATTCTCCGTTAGAAAAAACATTACTAAACACAGCGCGGGCAGCAGGTATTAAAGGTACTGAGTTAGCAGCGTTTATGGCACAAATGGCACACGAAAGTCACGATTTTCAAAGCCTAGTAGAATATGGTGGCAGTTTAGATTTCCGTAAATACGATCCAAAGTATAATCCTCGCAAAGCAAAAACACTGGGCAACACCAAAGCAGGTGATGGTGCTCGTTATAAAGGACGCGGATTTGTTCAGCTAACAGGACGCTATAATTATAGGATTGCAGGTAAAGCATTGGGGTTGCCGTTAGAACAAAAACCTCAGCTAGTAGAGAAACCTGAAATTGCTGCTAAGGTTGCAATATGGTATTGGCAACATCGTGTTCAGCCTAAAGTAGACAATTTTAACGATGTTAAAGCAGTAACTAAACCTATCAATCCTGGCATGCGCGGGCTGGCAGATAGAAAAGACGCTTTCAAAGACTACATGCAAGTAGCAATGCGATAAATAATAGTATGAAAATACGTGATATTTTAGAATCAGCTACTGCAGGTGCTACATCAAGCGGTAATATTGCTTCAGTAGCAAACCCACATATTAGCCCAGGAAAAGCTAGAGGTAAGACTAGTTATTTGGGAAAACCGGGCGGTCCAGGAGGCACAAAAGCGCCACCGCAACCTAAACCCAAGAAACAAAAGCCCACCGACAATGCATTAAATATGAAAACCAACATATTCGGTGAAGACAATCTTATCAAGAGATAAATACATAATAGACCTTTAGGATCAAAAAAATGGACTTCAAATCACTACTAAACAAATTAGACGGCATGGAAGCAAAACCTGTTATTCCGTCTGCACCTGTATTGCCACAATTAATGCAGCTAAACGAAGATGCACAACTTCGTGTTCTAAGCGGACGTTCAACATACGTTGCAGAAGCTAAGAAAGAAGAAGCAGTCGCTGAAGAGATGAAAGTTGGCGATAAAAAGAAAACTAACACAGGCGAGTTGACTAAAACATCAACTGGTGTAGTTCATAAGAATACCAGTTATGCTGATGGAAGCGATGATGATATTGCTCCTAAAAGCGGTAAAGGTACTAAGAGCCATGCTAAATCGCAATCGGCTGCTGAAAAGAAAGACAAAGCTCCAGCACAGAAGTTTTCTCCTAAGAGTGCAGGAACTAGTGGTATGAAGGACGGAGTTAAGTTTGACAACAGAAAGAAAGAATCTATCGGTGAAGCCAGTGAAGCACAGAAAGCTGCTCGTGAAAAGTTTATGAGCATGGTCAAAGGTAAAAAATCTAAGAAAGATACAGAAGTCAAAGAAAGCACAGAAAGTATGCCGTCCAAAGCTCACATTGCTAAAATGTGCAAAGATGGAAAAACCACAGCAGAAATTTGCAAGATGCACCCAGACTGTGACCAATCTAAATTAAAAGAAATGATTAAAGATTGTAAAAGCATGCAAGTCAAAGAAGGTGCTAAACCTGATTTCTTAGATGTAGATAAAGATGGTGACAAGAAAGAGCCAATGAAGAAAGCAGTTGCTGATAAGAAGAAAGCTACTGAAAGTAAAATGATGCCAAAAGGCAAAAAGCGTCCTGTCAAAGAAAGCGTTGAACAACGTTTATCATTTAAACAGATGGTACAATTGGTTCAAGAAAGTGGCGGACAACAACAGATTGATGCTGTAGATAAGGCATTGTTTACTTGGGCTGAACGTGTTGCTAAAGCCAAACTGGGCGAAGGTATGAAAGCAGAAGTGTTTGCTGGATTAATCTATGAGCGCAATGGTGGGACCTTTGAAATGTACGATGTACTAAGTGAAGCAAGAAAGTAATCTAACCAATTACTAATAAAAAGCCAGTTATGTATTGACTGGCTTTTTTTACGGCTGTATAATAGTACTTTAAAGGAGATATCTATGTCTACAAGAATGTACGGTCCGGAAGAAAAAGCCAAATTAGAAAGATTGATTAGCGAAGGCGGAAACGTCTTACGTGAGATCGAAGACCTCAATGAAGGTCTAAAAGAAACTGTCAAAGCAGTTGCAGAAGAATTACAGATAAAACCTAGTGTTATCAATAAAGCAATTAAAATTGCTCACAAAGATAACTGGAAAGATCACGAGCAAGAATGGAACGACGTTGAAATGATTCTCGGGGTTGCCAAACGTTTGCCTGAATGATTGCATTATTCAGTAACACATACAATTGGGCAAGACACGATTTTCAAGAGTGGCCTTTAAGGTTTTTCTTAGAAATTACTGCTTGGTTCTTGAGTATTAGCTGCGCGGTATGGATGGGTATGACATTGCCTAATCCGCCGTTCCTAATTTTATATCCGTTATTCATTACACAATGCGCTATCTTTGGTTGGTCGGCCTGGACTCGGCGTAGTACAGGCATGGTTGCAAATTATATACTGTTAGTCACTATTGATGCAATAGCATTAATTCGCTTGATAAGTATGTAAGAGAAAGGTTTGATCAGCCAAAAATGATCATACAGGTATTTGTGAGCCTAAAAATCACATAAGGAGAATAATGAGTTACGTAGACGCTTTCTATGACAGAGAGCAGGATATGATTCGTGTTGTTGAACGAAACGACAAAGGTGAACGAATCTTTAAAGAACATCCTGCCCGTCATGTATTTTATTACCCAGACACCAAGGGTAAATATCAATCCATCAAGGGTGAACCATTAACCCGTGTAAGTTCTAAGAATGTCAAAGAACATCGCAAAGAACTTGCTATCTACAGTGGTAAGAAACTGTATGAATCAGATATCAATCCCATTTATCGTTGTCTAGAAGATAACTATCTTAATCAAGATGCACCTAAGTTAAATGTAGCTTTCTGGGACATTGAGGTAGATTTTGATCCAGAGCGTGGCTATGCAAGTCCAGACGATGCATTTATGCCTATTACTGCGATTGCTATCTATCTACAATGGATGGAAACAATGGTATGCTTGGCCATTCCTCCTAAGACCCTGTCTATGGAAGAAGCCAAACGAGCTGTTGAAGAATTCCCCAATACTATGCTGTTTGATAACGAAGCAGATATGTTAGATACATTCTTAGACCTAATACAAGATGCAGATATTTTAAGTGGCTGGAACAGTGAAGGCTTTGATATGCCTTATACTGTTAATCGCATTATCAAGGTCCTAAGCAAGGAAGACACTCGCAGACTTTGCCTGTGGAATCAATTTCCAAAGAAACGCGAGTACGAAAAGTATGGAAAAGCGGCTGTTACCTATGACCTTATTGGTCGTGTTCATTTGGACAGTCTCGAGTTGTACCGCAAGTATACCTATGAAGAGCGTCACACATACCGATTGGATGCAATTGGAGAACTGGAGATAGGTGAAAACAAGACTGTATATGAAGGCACACTTGATCAACTGTATAACAATGACTTTAAAACATTCATTGCCTACAACAGACAAGACACTGCACTACTAGACAAACTTGATAAGAAACTAAAATTCTTAGATCTAGCCAACACACTAGCACACGAGTGTACTGTATTGCTACAGACTACAATGGGTGCGGTTGCTGTTACAGAACAAGCTATTGTAAACGAAGCTCACCGACGAGGAATGATAGTTCCTAATCGTGTACAGCGTGAAGAAGGTTTTACTAATCAAGCTGCTGGTGCGTATGTTGCCTATCCTAAAAAAGGCATTCACGAATGGATAGGCTCGTTGGATATTAACTCACTGTATCCTAGTGCAATTAGAGCACTTAATATGGGTCCAGAAACTATTGTCGGGCAGTTACGTCAAGATGGTACTAAGGACTATATTGCAGCCCAGCTGGGTAAGGGTAAGAGCTTTGCTGCCGCTTGGGAAGGTATGTTTGGTGCTGTTGAATATACCAGTGTAATGAATAAAGAAGTTGGTCGTGAAATTACTATTGACTGGGAGAACGGTGGTAATGATACACTGTCGGCAGCACAGTGTTACGATCTAATCTTTGACAGCAATCAGCCTTGGATGATCTCAGCGAACGGCACTATCTTTACCTATGAAACAGAAGGAATTATTCCTGGACTGTTAAAGCGTTGGTATGCCGACCGTAAAGAGATGCAGGCTAAACTAAAGGAATGTATTGCTGCTGGCAACAAGATTGAAGAAGAATATTGGGACAAGCGACAGTTGGTTAAGAAGATTAACTTGAACAGCTTGTACGGTGCGATTCTTAATCCAGGATGCCGTTTCTTTGATAACCGCATTGGACAATCAACTACGCTAACTGGTCGTGCTATTGCACAACACATGGCTGGTAAAGTAAACGAAATTATAACAGGAGAATTTAATCACACAGGTAAGGCAATTATCTATGGTGACAGTGTAACTGGTGATACTATGATTCTTACCAAAGATGGAGACATTACCATAAAACAACTATTCGATCGATGCTTGGAGCATTCGATAGTGGGCGAAAAGGAGTACGGAGTCTTAAGTCCAGATAAGGTAATGGGATTTAATTCTTTTGAGGATAGTACTGTGATGGCTATCCCATCGTATGTTATGAGACATAAAACTAAAAAACGTCTTTATCAAATAAACTTACAAAATGGTAAAAGTGTCAAAGTTACAGAAGATCATAGTATTATGGTCGATCGAGACGGATTTTTGATAGAAGTTAGACCAACTGATATACGCAATACTGATCTGTTTATCTGTCTCAAGAGATAAATATACGGAGATAGGAGAAGCTCCGTATGATTATTTGTAAAGAATGTGGATTTGCTAGCAATAGATTACAATGGACTCATTTTAAGTATAATTGCTCGGGACGATTCAAAAACGGTAAAGAATATCAGCTAGAATACCCTGGAGAATTGCTTGTTGATCCGAGTTTATCTAAAAAAACCGCAGTTACGTTAGATAACTTAAAAAAGAAATACGGCGATATCGAAGGCGATATTAAGTGGCAAGAGTATAAAAATAAACAAGCATACTCTAATTCATTTGAATACAAAAAAAATAAATTGGGGTGGAGTGAAGATCAATTTACAGAATACAACAAAAGTAGGGCAGTAACTTTAAAAAATATGATTGCTGCACATGGAGAAATTGATGGAATAGAAAAATGGGGGGAATATTGTGATCGGCAACGATATACAAATACCAAAAACTACTTTATTGAGAAATACGGCAACGTTGTTGGAACTAACAAATATTTAGAAGTTAACAAACAAAAGGCCTCTAATAATCCTAAATTACTAGCAGAAAAACTTTCTATAACTGTAGATCAAGCAGTTGACCTCATATGCAGCAGATCATCATTACGATACAACAGTAATGTAGAAAAAGAGTTTATAAAATTGGTCGAATCACAACTTGGACCGCTTGATCATAGCTCGCTAAAATCTCCATTTGGTAAATGGTGTCACGATTTAGACAAATATGTTGTATACGATATACAACATAAAGATTGTATAATAGAATTTAACGGAGACTATTGGCATGCTAATCCAGCATTTTATTCCGATAAAGACACGATTCGAGGTAGACCTGTCTACGATATCTGGAATGCAGAGTTAAAAAAAATTAACCTAGCTAAGGATTTGGGATACCGAGTTTTAGTAGTTTGGGAAAGCAATTATAATGCCGATAAATTTAAAACTGTAAAGGAAGTAATAAAATGGATATTGAACGAACAATAGTAGAATCAGTAGTGTGTTTAGGAGAGATCGACGACTATGTGTACGACATAAGCATAGATGACCAAGACCCTTTATTTTTTGGTAATGACATACTACTACATAATACTGATTCCTGCTATTTCTCAGCATACAATACGCTGAGAAAAGAAATCGATGCTGGACATTTGTCTTGGACTCGAGATAGTGTGATTGAACTTTACGATACCATAGGAGAAGAAGTAAATGGAACATTCCCCAAGTTTATGCAAGATGCTTTCCACGTGCCGAAAACACGAGGAGAAGTCATTAAGGCAGGACGAGAAATTGTGGCCTCGAAAGGTCTGTTTATTACTAAGAAGCGCTACGCAGTCTTGTACTACGATAAAGAAGGCAAACGAGCAGACAAGGACGGTGCAGGTGGCAAGATCAAGGCCATGGGGCTGGACCTCAAGCGTTCAGATACCCCGGTTGTTATCCAAGAGTTTTTGAGCAATGTTCTTACTCGAGTGCTAGATGGGGAAGCTAAAGAAAGTGTACTAGAATACATTACTGAATTCCGTACTGAGTTCAAAATCCGACCTGGCTGGGAGAAAGGCAGTCCGAAACGTGCTAACAAAATCTCAGAGTATCGTGACAAGGAAAAGAAAGCAGGTAAGACCAACATGCCCGGACACGTTCGAGCAAGTCTTAACTGGAACACTTTGAAACGAATGAATGCTGACAAGTACAGCATGAACATTATAGACGGTGGAAAAGTTATTGTCTGTAAGGTCAAAGACAATCCACTAGGATACACATCAGTAGCATACCCTGTAGATGAATTACGATTACCACAATGGTTTAAAGACTTGCCATTTAATGATGCAGAAATGGAAAATGCAGTTATTGATGAAAAGTTAGGAAACTTAATTGGTGTACTGGAATGGGACATCAGTAGTACCCGTAGTGATAATAACTTTAACAAGTTATTCGACTTTGAGTAAATTGCGGTTGCTTTTTACACAAAACCTAAATATAATTAAACATAACCGGAGAAATCTAAATGAAAGATATTTTACAAGACATTGTGTCACATACACAAAACTTAGGCTTCCTTACAACTGTTAAAGTTACAGGAACAGAAAAAGGTACAACTATTAACTCTATGGCAGACGACCGTTCAGTTATCATGGACGCAGAAACTGCTAATCCATATGCAGACATGATTGGTGTTTTTGGTATGCCACAACTTAACAAATTGAAATACTTGTTGGATGGTGATGAGTACAAAGAGCATGCTAAGATCACTGTTACTACAGCGCAACGCAATGGTGTAGATACACTGGTAGGATTGCACTTTGAAAACAAAGATGGTGACTTTAAAAATGACTATCGTTTCATGGGCACTGATGTCATTAACGAAAAGATGAAAACTGTTAAATTCCGCGGAGTCAAGTGGGATGTGGAAATTGAACCAAGTGTCATGGCGGTACAACGCTTCAACTTCCAAGCTGGCGCTAATAACGAACATCCTACATTCCTTGCTAAAACTGATAACGGCAACTTAAAGTTTATCTTTGGCGATGCAAGTACACACGGTGGTGAGTTTATCTTTGCACAAGGTGTTACCGGTAAGTTGGATCGTGGCTGGACTTGGCCTATTGTGCCAATCTTGAGTATTCTTAAGATTGCAGATGTTAACACCACTAAGATGTCTCTGAGTAATGAAGGTGCTATTCAAATCACTCTTAATAGCGGACTTGCCACTTACAAATATATCATTCCAGCTCAGGCGGCCTAAATATGATTAAAGGGCTCATGGGTAAGGGTAGTGTACAGGTTAATGCAGGTAATACAAGTGTACCCTATATTAATCAAAACATTAACAACCCTATGCAGGGTATGATCCGTATTAACGGTTCAGAAGTGCAAGCATTCGATGGTGATGGTTGGGTCGTAATGGGCTCTAGCTATGCCACCGTTAATCTAACACCCGAAATAGAAAGCCTGTTAGATTGGGCCCGTAAGAAACGTGATGAAGAAATGGCTTGGGAAGTCTTGGCAACAGACAACCAAGCTGTTAAAATAGCATTAGACAACCTAGAACAGGCCCAGAGACAACTAGCAATAACAGCTACATTAGCGAGAGATTATGAAACAAACAATTGATTTAACACCATTACAAAAGGACTATGCGGTATATTTGCCTGCTATTAGTTCTTTTTATAGCACTTATATTGCTAAACAACGATTAGAAGAATTTATTCCTAAAGATCGTATTCCCGCAGGCTTTGATCGTGGAGTAGAAGGTATGAACTTTCTGAACCCCGAACAAGGTTATTTTTACTACAAATACGGATTGTACTCTGCAGGTCACGCACAATTAGACTTGAACAAAAGTCTAACACAAGAGTCTATGATCCAACAGCGTGATCGTAACGCTACAATGATTTTAGGTGACTCCGGTGGTTACCAAATTGGTAAAGGTGTTCTTAAATTTGATTGGTTAGACTTTGAAGGTGTAGAAGCTACAAAGACTCGTCAAAAGATTCTCGAGTGGCTAGAACTAACTGCTGACTGGTCAATGATGTTAGACGTTCCTACTTGGGCCTGTGACCATATCCACAGTCCAAAGACAGGATTAAAAACATTTGAAGACTGCCTAGAAAAGACTCAATACAACAATGACTATTTTTTACAAAATCGCCTAGGTCAAACTAAGTGGCTAAATGTGCTACAAGGTGGTGACTGGGATACTGCGGAAAAGTGGTACGACGGTGTTAAAGAGTTTAGCGATCCTAAAGGCAAGTATGCTGGCAGAGAAGCAGAAGGTTGGGCCATGGGTGGTGCTAACATGTGTAAGATGGACATTACACTGAAACGCCTAATAACCTTACGTGAAGATGGTTTATTAGAAGGCAAGAATTGGATGCACTTCTTGGGTACTGCCCAATTAGATTGGTCATGTTATTTGACTCTTATCCAACGACAAGTTCGCAAGCATATCAATCCAGAGCTTACAATCAGCTTTGACTGTGCGAGTCCTTTTATTGCTACTGCTCACGGACTAGTCTATACTAATGCACAACACACTAACAAGCGTTGGTCAGTGATTATGGACAAGGCTCCTGATAATAAAGCATTGGCAGAAAGCGATATTCCGTTTCCGTTTGTCAGCGAATACGCAAGTCGTTTGACAATGGGAGATATCTGTCACTATGCTCCAGGCATGTTAAACAAGATTGGCAAAGAAGGTAAGACTAGTTGGGATAGTTTTGCATATGCACTAATGATGGGGCATAACGTAGAATGCCATATTGTTGCGGTACAACGTGCTCAACAGTTAATGGACATCGAAACTACTAAACATAAACCCAATTGGCGGATGAAAGGAATTGAAGGTAAGAAAGAAATTGAGTATAGTGATTGGGTTCCTAATAGAATCTTATACTTTGCTGGATTTGTCGAAGAGCTGTTTAATACCAAAACTAAAGCAGAAGCATTTCAATTGATCTCTGATGCTGCTGGATTCTTAAAGACATTAGAGGGGTCTAGACTGCAAGGTGGGCCTGCTCAAAATACATTTGGTAACTTGTTTGAAGTTGAGGAAGTTCGACAAGACGAAATTGACTTTGCTAATCCAGATGATAACGAACTACGTGCATTAGAAGAAGAAATTGTTAGCAAATAAAAGGAGCCTGTTATGTATGAAGTTAGAATTAAACATCTTGAAGAAGCACATCGTTTTTTAGATACTCAAATTGATAAGTTAATACTTAACGGGCAATTTGAAGACATTAAAGTAATCGAAATGAAGAAGAAAAAGTTGACTTTAAAAGATAATATTGCTATACTTAAACACAAGCAAGAAGAATACGAAGTTCAACAACTACTGAAACAAGGCCTCGAAGAATGAATAGAGATTACATCTCAGGTACCGCAGACAACATAACACTATTTACAGGAGTAGAAGTTGAACATACTCCTGCATTTGGATTAAAAACGTTGTTTGTAACAGGTCTCTATAACATTGATCAAATTGAAACAATATATATTACTGAAAATTGTCAGCATATTTTCTTTGGTGCTAATCATAGTTTTAGTCCTAGTTTAAATCTTCCTGAAGATGTAAGACAATGGGAGCAATGGGATAATATGATTATGTATTTTTTGCATAAGGATATCCTGTGTAGTCTAGATATTCCTCTAAGTCATGCAGAAATGTTTTTAGAAGGACCTATGGTAGAGTGTAATAATTTTATTCCGCAGATACGAGTACCACTTCCGTATGCTAAACAATGGAACTACAACACTATGATTAAAATTGATGATAAAGATTTTAAGGCAACTAATCCCGGTGTGTGGTCACACAGTCTGCACACACTGATGGATCGCAGTAAGTTCACAGACTGGTCACAATACAAGAATGATGAGATTGTAAAATGAGTAATTACGGATATGCTATTAGTTCAACCCAATCAATGGGCATTGCTAGACCAAACAGAAGGAAAGAAAAAGTGAAACTGACATTAAAACACCGTATCAGAAACTGGATATTAGACGATGGATCAGAGCGGGCCGATATCTGTGTGCAGGATAATGACGCTGCTCGATTCTCTAGCGAGGGTATGAGATTGCAGGTATATAGAGCTAGTGGTGGATTTGTCGTTGAGACTCACAGGTACGATCGTAAGAAAGATCAAAGCAGCAACACCATGCATGTGATCACTGAAGAAGAAGATCTCGGTGAACGAATTGGTAAAATTATTATGATGGAGACATTGAAAGTATGAACACACATATCCAAAACTGCGCATATAAAGCAACACACAGCCTGTGTGGAGCAGTAATTGAAGAATATTTTGGTCTCGCAAGTAACGGTCCGATCTCATTAAAGAAGGTATAATTATGAAATTATCAAGAGTTTCGATTATTAAAAATAATATCAGTGTTGGAACTAAAATCCCAACAACTACAAATGATGCACAAGTAGGACAATGGGCCGATAGTGTGATAGAAAGCAACGGACATACTATTGATAAAAATGGACTAGTTGACTTACCTGAATATGGGATTGATAATAAAACTCGAAAAAAGAGTAGCAAAGCACATCACACTGTTGGGTCAATGAACATTAAGAATATTACTGATACCAAAAATTGGGCAGAGACTAGGTATTATGCTAAGTCACAAAATCAAAATCAAATAACATACGATACTAACTTCTTAGAAGTATCAAAAGTTAAGATTATTGATATGGCTATTGATATTATCCAAGAAAATCTTAAAGATGGATACGAAGATTGCAGAAATCAATTAGTAGGCGGTTGTAGAAAAAAAGAGATTAAATCTAGTAACGGATGGGTGGTATTAGATGGGTACGGACATCCAAACTCCTATCGAATGAGAATTACAAATAAAGCTATGAAAAAAATACATAACATTTCGGGCTCAAGAGACACAATGAAAGCATTATTCGAGGAAGCGTCATGATTATTAAACAAGACATCCGTCCTAGTAAAATGATTTGGGTTACCTTCCAAAAAGAAGGAATGCACAAATATCCGGCAGCACTTACAGATCCTACGCTTGCTACAGGTGATGAATATGATGTAAGTTTCTTAGGCTATCCGCATCGTCACATTTTCCACTTTAAAGTTTGGATTGGTGTCACACACGATGATCGCGATATCGAGTTCATTCAGTTTAAACGATGGTTGCTAAATCTTTATAAAGATGCTATACTTAGTTTAGACTTTAAGAGTTGCGAGATGATGTCACAAGATTTATATGACAGCATTTCACAGAAATATCCGAACAGAGAAGTTTGGATTGAGGTCTCCGAAGACGGAGAAAATGGTTCATTTGTTAAGTATTAAAAGGAAAGCTATAATGGCTAAGAATTACAGAGATATTGATTATTTCGGCACACGCCCAGATGTTGTAAAAGTTTGGGAAGATCTAGAAGCGTATTACGAGTGGTGTCGTATCGAACTGCGAGAGTTTGATCCTTCCGAAATGTATCGTAAAGATGCTCCTAACTACGGTGCATTCCTGTATGCAAAACGTCCGAGACGTCCATATATGGGTAATAAGCCAAAATGGGATAACAATAACAACGGTCGCCGCAATGAGCAACGTTTTTCTCGTTGATATAGAGGCGGTTGAGTCTAGGTACACGGGACAGTGGCAGTCTCATGTGCCTAGTCTCTTACGAAAGGAAGGACACAATGTTCATATCATATCAGGTCCTACGGACATACCTAGTGCTACCACTCCAGGAGCGTTTCTCAACTTTGGTGGCACTAATATATACAAGGCTAGTCAAGTTGAAAGAATGGGTCGATTATTTTGCGATGGACGCATTTCAGCTGGCGACCATTTTATTTTTACTGATGCTTGGCATCCAGGAATCATAAACTTAAAGTACATGAGTGAGTTACTGGGCATTCCGATAATTATCCACGGCCTATGGCATGCGGGCAGTTATGATCCTCAAGATTTCCTTGGACGTCTTGTAGGGGATAAGCCGTGGGTTAGGCATGCTGAGAAGAGTTTCTATCATGCTATTGATCACAATTACTTTGCTACGCAGTTTCATATTGAACTGTTCTGTGAGAATCTGCTAGGGTTTACTCCTGCTAAACAACTTTACGATACAAAAATTGTACGCACAGGTTGGCCTATGGAGTATATGGAAGGTACACTGCAACCCTACCGAAATATGAAGAAGAGAGATCTTATCTTGTTCCCGCATCGCATCGCTCCTGAGAAGCAGGTTGAAATCTTTAAAGATCTTGCTACTCAGTTACCCCAGTATGAGTTCGTTGTGTGTCAAGAACAGAATCTTACAAAAGATGAATATCACGATTTGTTAGGTAGAGCCAAGTTGGTGTTTAGTGCAAACTTGCAAGAGACTTTGGGCATCAGTTGGTATGAAGGTGCGCTAGTAGATGCTATTCCAATGGTTCCGGATCGACTGAGCTACAGTGAAATGGGATTTGATGCATTTAAGTATCCTAGCGAATGGACCGATACTTGGGAGAACTATAATATCCATAGACAAGAAATCTGCTACAAGATTATACAGTACATGGAAAATTACGAAAAGTTTTTACCCAGCCTAAATAAACAAGTAAATGCATTAACTGAACATTATTTTAGTTGCAATAAACTATTAGATATGTTAAAATAATAACATACAGGCAATCCACTGCCTCAACATCGGAGAAATATATTGACACAATTGAATTATAGAGAAGAAGACGGAAGACCGCTAAGCCAGGTCATTCGCGAAAGACTCAAGAACGGTAACAAACGATTCTGGGCTGGCGACAACATTAGCGAGTACATCAGCGATGTTGAAAAAAATATGCTGATCACAGAAGCTGCTACCGCATTTGAAGGTGTGCTCGATGCCTTGCTGATTGATCGAGAAACAGATCCTAACTCAAAAGGTACGGCCAAGCGATTGGCCAAAATGTACTACAACGAAATAATGGAGGGTAGATATGTTCCAGCACCGGACGCAACGGCTTTTCCAAATGATTCAGCAGACCGTTACGAAGGTATGTTGGTTGTACGTAGTGAGTTGCGTAGCATGTGTTCACATCATCACCAGCCTGTTACTGGTGTTGCTTATATTGGTATCATCGCCGCCAACAAACTTATTGGTCTTAGCAAGTATACTCGCATTGCTCAGTGGTGCGCTCGCCGTGGTACATTACAGGAAGAACTGTGTAACAACATAGCAAGAGAAATACAGTGGGCAACCGAATCAGAAAATGTAGGTGTATATTTAGAAGTCGAGCACGGTTGCTGTACCAATAGGGGCATAATGGCACATAGTAGTTTAACTCAGACTACTGTATTGAAGGGCGCATTTAACAAGGATCCAGGAACTAAGAAAGAGTTCTTTGAC